TCCTGAGCTTGTAATAATCACCAGCCATGGCGGCTGATGTGGTGCAGATAGATGCAACTTCATCAGCTACATCTGGTGGACAGCCAAGGGCTTGTTCGTCGTGCACAAAGGCGTACCTTTCGTGCTCGATGCCCTGGAGCCTGTCATGGGTGATCAAGAGCCACCGCTTTGCCAGAACCCCGGCTGCCGACTGCAGCAGGAAGTTCAATGCCTTATGTGGCGAGTCAACGAGGATCTGACGACCGTCGATAGATCGTATGGAAGCATCTTCCTTCGCCTTGCGTTTGACCGCCTCAACGAGGCTCTCCAGACCAGGAATGGCGTCAAGGTACGCCTGACGAATCTCCTCGCCCTTCGACTTGGCCTGCTGTTTAGTAAGTTGTGGATCATAGCTAAGACCAATCTTCGTTGTCGACGCCCCGTAAAGGAAAGCGTATGTAACAGTCTTGACCGCCCTACGGGAGATCCCAATCTTGTCAGCGTTGACCTGATGAATGTCATCATTAAGAAGGATGTCAGCATACCTGCCACCGTCGTAACGGGCAAGGTAGTGTGCAAAGATTCTAAGTTCGATGCCAGCTAGGTCACTGTCGACCAGTTTCCAGCCAGGCTTGGTGATGAACAGCTCACGACAATCAGCGTCAGAACTTACCTGGGCAAGGTTCGGACGAGCATGTGCCATGCGATGTGTGGCTGCTCCAATGAAGCAGGAGTGGTGAAGTCTGCCATTCTTGACCAACTTCAGCCATGCGTTGTTCCCTTGGGATAACATTCCGAGCTTCTTTTGTGTTTCAAGAATGCTCAGGAATACAGACGCTTCCTCCGTGCCTATGTCCTTCAGTACTGTCTCATCGATAACTGGCTTACCAGTCTCTGTGAGCTTTGTAAACTCCCAGTTCTGAAATGTTTTGAAGTACCAGGCAATGTGATCACGGCTGCTGGGGTTGAACTCCTTGAGCCGCTGCATTTCTGCACCAGCTATGTAGCCTTGAGTCTTGTTGTCGCGCTTCGGTGTGAACAAGTTGCCAGGGGCAAACGTGCAAACGCCACGAGCGGACTCTCTGAGGCCCTCTAACTTGGTCAAAAGCTTGTTCTCTAGCTCCTGGGCCTTACGAACATCGAAGGGCCATCCTACGGTCTCCTGAGCAGACATAAGCTCAGCAATGCTGTGCTCTAGCTGTACTGCCTCAGGTATTTTTGGAAGTGTTGCCATAGTTTAGTGAGAACAGCGACATCCTGGACACAATACTCTTGCATCTCAGGGGACCACTCTTTCCAGTCAGCAGTCTTTCCAAACTCACCCTTGTAACAGTTCAGCCGATACCCGTAGGCTTCAAGGCTGTGTGACCCGTAGAGTTTTGCAGGCATCATTGCCCACTTTCTTTTGAGGTCGATGTCAAGGAGGTTGGTGTGGAAGAAGCGGCTGAGGATGAGGGTGTCGATTTGGTGATGATAGTGGAAGAAGGGGTAGTGTTTCTTGAGCTGGGGTGTGTCGTATCCGATGCCGTTGTGGGCAACGATGAGTTCCGCTTCAGCCAAGATGTTAACCCCCGTAGTGATGGTCTCACACTCACCACCCTGGTCATTGTATTGAATAACTTGACCAGAGT